AATGTTGCGCAAGTGTCTGAGATATGGCACCGACCGGGGCGCGTTATATCAGCCGAAACGCTCGCTAAAATTATTCGTGATCATGTGTTGACGGTCCCGTCATTACGTGCATAATGATCACAGAAACAGCGACACAGAGGGATTGATATTATGAGCAACGAAGCACCAACACCCGGCGAAATATGGGCGCTCAAGTCAGACGCATCACGCACGCTAAAAGTGGACTATGTTAACTCTAACGGGTTTGTCGGGTATAGCTGTGCGGCGCATATGAAGCGTGGTTACGGGACTCTAAAAATCAGCGTGTTTCTGTATCGGTACAAAAAGAAAGAAACGACATCATGACCGATCAACAATCATATAAAGGTCTTTGTATCGGTGGACCGATGAGCGGGACACACCGAGAGTCTCATCTAAGAGTGATACAGGTACCGATGTATGACGAGCCCGACGATCTAAGTGCGACGGGAGCGAGTGTCAACGCCAATGTCACCTATGAAGTATTCACCTACGTTTGGGTTCAACATCCAAATTATAGAACACAAGGTGTATGGGTTCCACATAATGCATTGACCTTAGATTCCCTTTTCACACTCGTCACCATGTACGAAGGCGAAAGAAAACCAGATGAAGTCACCAGATAGACTATCCGTCAACCCGAAATCCCCGCACTACGATATGGACGTTGCGCGACGCATTGATAAAGTGCGCGTTGATGGTGTCCATGTGCCGGACTGCGCGGCCTATGACAAAATTCAAGGTTGGGCAATGGCGATAACTGATGGTGTTTGGCAACCTAAGGTTTACGGCAAAGTAACAGTGGGATGGAAAAGCCGATGAGCCTAGGCAAAAAGAAAACCCGCCTCATTTTGAGCCGGTTGAGAGATGTGCGCCAATCGGCAACGATGGAAAATGCGGGGTTTGACAAGAGTGGTACCCTGCGACCAGACCCCACCGAATTCGTCAAAGAAGTGACTCGACTACACCGTCATCATCCATATACTGATCGGTGTTGTGTTAATGCTAACCCTTGAAAGGAATAAGCATGAAACATTTGTTCGGGGCTTTCATGGTCCTTCTATTTATGGGCACTTTTGCCCACGCTGGATTGATCCAGCCTCACGACTTGGGAAGTGCGGGTGTTTCATATTCCGTCGCATCGCCCGCACTGGATACGATCTCACCTGTTGTGTTGGTTCAGACTGACAATGTGATTTTGGTTCTGTCAGATGACGCACGAAGTTTGGGTGAAACCCTCCCAACTGTTAAATCACTCGCAATCTTTTCTCGCACTGACTTCATGGTCATTCAAGTTGGCGCAAAAAGCGGTGATGGCAGGTCAGCCTATCTGACTTAAAACACACAAATGTTCTGGTTTATATTGAAGCCGCTTCAGCGTCATCGTTGGAGCGGTTTTTTTTGTCCCATCGACACCCTAACGCTTGACACCCTTGCGCGCGCGACCAGCCTCTTGATTGGCGTCCACCTCGCGACGTGTGACCGGGCGAGCGGTGCATCTACACTGGAAGTCTTGGCCGGGGATGATGGGCGTTCCCCGGTCGCTCAGGGGCGGGTTATCCCAACGATAGACACCCCTGCCGTATGCCGTCATTTTATCGGATATGGTTTCATGGCGTTTACGCACACGCACGTCACCACTATCAACCCATTCAAAATATTCAAATCCCGATTGTGTTTGACGGCGCGCTGACAGATCACCATTCACCTTCGCCGTTTGATCTCGCGCTATGAGCTTGGCCCGCGCACTGGTAATGCCAAATTGATCGGCAAGCTGTTTGCTGATAGCAGCCGGACGCCCGCCCGCCCTGACATTGTTCATTACGATGGATTCGACCTGCGTTAGATATTGCTCAGGGATCGACGTAATTAGACGCGAGTTATCAGCGATACTCACGTTGATGTAATCGGCAAGCTCGGTGTTATCGGCAAATAGATCAAACCCAAAACCGCCCATGCTGGTGTTGAACCGACGGCCTCAACGGCTTGGGTATCGGGCCGCGCGATCTGATCACCAACGTTTCGCATCGTTGGTGAGCGCCATTTATCAAGGATCAACCGCAACGTCGCCAATAGGTCATCGGTCCATGCGTCGTTCATGATCACAGTGTTGCTATCTCGCGTGTACTCAGGCGCGAGCGCGCGTAGCTTTGGCATTAAGATTTCGTTGATGTCTTTTCGGATGGCGCGGACGATGCGTTGCAATTCAGCGTTGAACTGGATACCGACACCCTTCGACAATGGCACGGGTTTAGCCTTCCGCGCGCGCGATGCGGGCACGCGGGCAAGCTGTTGCTTTAGCAAATCCTCACTGGTTAGAATGACGTTATTGATCATCGGTCAATGGCTCATCGTCTACAGGCTCATCAAACATTGTCGAGGTTTCCACTACCTCAAGAGCTCCAATCGCGTCATCATCAAACTGATAATGTTCGTTCGACTGCAATTCGCGTTGCACCTGTGACACCGTGATCACCCCGGCGTCCATATACATCTGATCGGTTTGCCCTTGCAATTGTTTCGCCTGCGCAGCTTCGACCGGGTTAGCCTGTGATAGAGGATTCCACTCATAGTCATAATTGGCTGGCATGGAACCCATTGCCGATCTCACCAGCACCTCATCAAGCACGCGCATGGAGATACCGAGCGATGATTTTTGCATGGCGCTAATATCGTCGTAGTAATTCTTCATGTCGCCTTCGCCGGTCGCGTTCATACCTTTGGCGCTGGTGCCGAATAGCTTCGTGACCGGGATACGTGACGCGCCCGAAATCCATGTGATGAATGTTTCAATGATCGGCGCGACACCGGACAAGTTGAGCGTCAAGCGTTCAAGTTTTTCGTCGCTATCAAGCAACGCCATATTGATGACAGATTTCATCATGGCGAACGTCTGGTAACGGTCAATGATTGCCGTGTCTTCGCCGCTGGCTAACTCTGCTCCCAATCCCTCCCGCGAGATAACATCAATGTTGGCTTCCTGCATTAATGCGGCGATGCCGTTTTTGGCGCTCACCGTATCGGAAATATCCTCAATACATTTGCGCAAAACACTGTCACCCCACCCTTGCGTTAGCGCGAGTTGGCGACGGGGTAAACGTTCGCCCATAAATCGGACTATATGAGTCCAGTGAATTTGTTGATGTCCGCCTTGCAGCACATAAAATTCAGGCTGTAGATAATTGGGTGCGAGTACGTCCCAGACATTCAATTGCGACGGTGACAAATCCCAGCGGTCAAAAACCAACACTCGCTCAAGGTCGCCTAGCTTGACGGTTTTGACGTTCAATGGGCGAGTCAGGTCTTGGCCGGTCAACATGAGGATACCCGATCCACCAAACAACCGAGCCCATGATAATGCTTCCTCGACAAAATCACGAATGCTCAAGGCGTTCTCGACATTCT